TTATTTAACTCTTTCGGAAATAACTCTCTTTCCCAGTACTGATCAGCTGAATCTTCAGATCTTTTAACAACAACATCCGGCTCTAAAGGTAAAGCTATATATAATCCATTTACATTTATTACATCTCCAACTTGTCCTGTTTTAGATATAACAACAAAATTATATTTTTCGTTATAACCATAGATCCATGACCTTGCTTTATTCTTTGCCGCTAAAGAAGAGCTAGGTATGTAACCTTTAATTGTTTTATATAAACTATTTTGATCTTCTTTCTGCAAATCCCTGTTTTGTTTGTGTTTTGGTATTCTCAAAACTCATATTAATATTTTCCTGCTCAGTGTCTATTTTATTTAAAATATCAAATGCATCAAATATTGCAAGCTTCTTTGTTGCTGCCGCATTTTTTAATCTATCCGCTGCAAGCTCATCCTCTGGATCATGCTTTATAATATCTTCTTTTGCCACTTTTATTAATTGCTCAACTGCCTTTCGACCAGCTTCTATAATTTGTAGTTTTAATAAATCTGAATTCATAGCATTAATGTTATTTGATGATCAAACATTCTATATAATTTCTGTCCATCAACTTCAAATTCATATTCACTTTCAGGTTTAAACCCAACCTTCATTCCTTGCTGTACACCCTTAGACTCTAAGTAAGTATTAGAATATTTCATCCTACCCATTAAAGGTTCTTCGTTAAAGTTTTTAATTAGAAAATATTCCTCTGAAGGAATAGGCTCAACAAAACAATATTTAGAATGGCTAAACCACTTATCATTTTGTTTGTATAAAAAGAATTGCTCGTTATCAACAAAGAATAAATTATCTTTAAAATAACTCTTACCACTCTTCTCTCTACCACGCATATCATAATAAAATTTAAATACATTATGATGAACCAAAAGTATATCACCTTTTTTTACAGGACCTTTATATTTTAAAGGTGTAGATATTACAACAGCCTCTCTGTTGGAGGCCATGTGGTTTTCTTGTGATGAGCTAGTAATAAAGTCTATCCCCTCTATTTCCTTAGAGTTTTTGTATCGCTTGCCTTCTAAAGGTTCAACGATAAAATAAAAAGGCGACCTCATTAAAAGTTAATATTATATTCTATTGACACGGGCATCTTTGCTCCAAACTCTTTCCATAGTAATATCTCATCACTCCTTTGAATCCATACCTTTATCGAATTAGTGTTATAGTCTTGCTGAATTAAATGAATAAAATATTTTCCATTTAAAATCTCTTGACCCACTAAGTAGTGCATTGCACCTGATTTGTAATCAGGACCTACAGAAATCTTTCGTATATCCATTTAATTTGATTTAATTTGAATATAAAGATACAAATATTTTAATACGCCTATTAGCACTAAAATTTAAAGTAGATAACTATCTATTGTGCAGCTTGTTGCCAAAAATCTTTTCTGTCGATCTTCCGCCAAAGTATCCTAAAAATACAATTTTTCCCATATCAGTTAAAAGCTCCAAGTTTGGAATCTCCATAAAGTACCCTAAAATCATAGCAAAAGTTAATGCTATCAGAGTCAAGGGCCTTACGTTTGATGAAAGGAACGATCCGCTTTGAACATCTGCCACCCATCTTTTTGTAGTACCGTCTATCTCTACTCGCTCTATTTTGAGCTTCTCTAAAGCTATTTCCTTATCAGCTTCACTTAAATCTTTATTTCCACTTATAAGTTCGGATATAACATTTCCAGGAAGTATAGCATCTCCAACTATACCTAGTATTGAAGGAACTTTTTGAATAATAAATTTTCCTACTTTTGTTTCTTTAAAGGGTTTCTTGCTCATAACTTCTGTATGATGTTCTTCCGTTAATTTTTTCAGCTATTAATATTTTGTTTCGATTTAAATCATCTGAAACATAACTTACGTGAATCCAATTTGGATTTGTAGAATCTCCAAACTCCCATATAAGCTGATCAAAGTTTAGATTTGTTTTTATATAACTAAACATTTCGGCGTTTGTCTTACATCCAAATGTATCGTCCAGGTCAATAGCCTGACCTTTGCAATGCTGACTGGATATACTCCCACCTATAGCGCGATTTAAATCTTTCGATCTAAACATGCTATTGATTTTTATTGGACCTTCTGCATACTCTCGAAGAGGTTCAAAAATCTGAGTAGCAATAATAACCATATTTGAAACTTCCTTATTATTAGGAATGTTTTTAATATTTAAACGAAGCGCAGTATTAGAATGAACAGCTTCTTTATAGGTTATATGATTACTTATTTTTTTCATACATTATGTACCACTTATGAATGGTATAACCTATAGCGATTATAGTTGCAATAATTTTTACAACAACATCTAAATTAGTTAGTGAAGTTGCTAAAGCCCCTACATTAAGAGCGTAAATCTTTAAATCAGATATCATATGTGGTTTGAGATTGAACATAAATATAATTTATCTTAATGTTACCAAAAGTAGTGTTCTGTATATAGATCATATTTATTACAAAGTTGGCTTTGTGTCTGGAAAGTCAGATGTTGATGGCCAGTCTCTAAGAGCTTGTCTGTATCTATAATGCAAAGGTCTTTGTGGATGATCTTCTGTTTGAATAATAGAATCAGTTGCATTTAATTCTTCGTTGCGCCAAATTCTCGCTTCTTTTTCTGTCATAATTATATTATTTTAGTTTTATAAATAAAGGTTGTGCATCTCCCATAGCTGATGTTTTAGCTACTGAGTCTCCAAAAGCTATCGATTCTTGGTATATAGGAATAGTAGCGGCACTTCCACCAATAGTACTATAGTATAAACCGTTATTCAATACTAATCCTGCTTGATTTATTCCTGGGATATTTGCTACACTTGTGTCTATAGTCATAGTTGAGTCGTGAAACCCCCAATTGTTTGAAGAAGTTTGATTTATCCAATATCCGTTTTTTACATTATCGTAGAATATACCCTCAAATGTAGTTGATGAAATAGTAATAGTTTGAATAATAGTGTTAGTTGCCATATTTATAACAGTTACTACCCCAGTCCCTGCTTGAATATAGTATGAATAACCAGTATTAGGATTAAAAGTCGCTTGTGTTGTTGAAATCCAACCAACATAACTTGAGTTAAATGCAACAGCAACACTACCGTTGGTAGGGTTTATACCTATAAGACCAACTCCTCCTCCTCCTGCTGGAGTACCTACTAGCCATAGTATATTAGTACTTGCATCATAACCTGCGTTCATATATATACGTCGTATATGATTAAGTGGGCTTGTACCTGCATCACCTATATTAAATGAATTAGTAATTGACCAAGTAGTTCCTGCACCACCCGGGGTTCCTAAAATGAATAACATTTGGGCTCCAGAAGCGCCTTGAATATCCATCAAAAAACTTTGAGTTCCTGCTGCATTAGAAGATATAGTTCCTTGGCTTGGGAAAGAAGGTGCTGTAGCTGTTATATTTCCAATAGTAAAAAACCCAGCTTCCCCAGTTGCATTAGGGTAAGTAGCGTATGATGAAAGGGTTGTATTACCAGTTTTAATCCAAATAGAGTCATTTACTGGGTTTGTATATAAACCTGTGGTGGCATTATAACCAACTGGATTGCCTGTAGCTGCTACTTTAAAAGGAGCATATGAATTTATACCTGCGCCTTCGCCGCCGCCGCCCGCTGGAAAAAATGTTGAAAAATTACTCATATTTATTTATTTATTAATTAATTTATTAATTAGCACCTACTATAGTCCATCCATTTCCGTTTGGAGCACCAGACGAACTAAATACTAAATCAAATGCTGCGCTTCCGTTATCTATAACAAGATTAGATGTATCTCCCATTATTTTATCTGCATTAGAACTCGAAGCTCCATTAGCAGCCAATACATTTGTTACGTTTCCACCCGAGGCAACAAAATTATTTGCAATACCTATAGTGTCTCCGTCAGTAGGAGATGCAGGTAAAGTTATAAGTATTGCGGCTGGATTTGTTAATATATATAGATAATTTTTAATCGCAGAAATGTTTGTTGCTGACGCTACAATTTCAGTTGTGTATCCTCCCGCGTTAGACGCTGCGTCAATTGTAAACCCGGCGGGTGTAATCGAAGAAAAAGTTATACCTGTTCCGCCAGTAAGCGTAACAAGATCTGAACTTGAATCTGATCCAGTCAAATTTAATGTTGCCGCAGCTGTAGTTCCGCCAGCCGGAAGAGTGTAAGTTGTGTTTGTGTCTGCTGTATAACTAGGAACGTCCCACGTATTATCTTTACTTAAAAATCTAGTAGTAGAATCTGATGTTCCATCAGATGCACTTAGATCTATAACGCCTGTAGTTACAACGCCAACCGCATTTGTATTTACAGTGGCTGCAGAAACATAAGTTCCATTTACATTTGTAAATGAATCAACACCAGCGCTAGTCGTTCCATTGATTGTTATTACATTTGTTGCTGAGGAAACTTGTATATTTCCTGTACCTACAATTGTTACCGTGTCAGTACCGACATCATTACCACCTGTTCCTGTTAATACTACAGGGACACTATTGTTCCCTACAACACTATCAGTTGAGGTTAAGGCATAGGCTGTACTTCCAAAATCTATTGTTGTTGTACCATTGCCCGCAAGTAGTGTTGCTCCTGATCCAGTTAAACTAACTGTTGTTGGAGCGATTGCCGCTGCTTGATTAGGCTTAGTACCCTGAAGGTTTATTGTTGTTGAAGCACCAGCGTT